AGTGTTGAGCAAAAAAACTGGGTAGATTTTAAGCCATCTGGTTATACATCTGGTTTGTATGGCCGCACATGGATTTGGGGCAAGCATGACTGTTGGAGTTTAATAACAGATTATTTTTTAAACAAAAAACAAATTAATTTAAAATTTTGGGAAAGACCAAAAAGTATAAAAACTTTCTGCGAAAATCCATATTTTGAAAAAGTTTTAACTGGCTCTGGTTTTAAAGAAGTTTCTAAAGATAATATTATTAATGATGATGTTTTGCTTATGCAAGGTCCAGATGAAAAGTTAAATCATGTTGCTTTATATATTGGCGATCAAACAATATTGCATCACAACATTAGACAGTTGAGTTGTAGAGAATTATATGATTTAAGATATATAGAGGCCACAAAAAAGGTTTACAGATATGAAGCTTAAAAAAATAAAAGTTTATGGCAGATTAAGAAAGTTTCTTGGGCAGTCGTATTTTGAAGCGGCTGTTGCAAGTCCAAAACAGGCATTTCATTTTTTGATTGCAAATTTTCCAGAGGTTGAAAATCACATGATGAATCAGTTTTATAAAATAAAAATGGGCGGTATGAATATTACAGAGGATTTGTTAAGTTTACAAAGCGATGAAGATATACAGATTATTCCTATTGCTATAGGTGCAAAAGGAGTTGTGATAGGTGGGTTATTAACTGCTGGTGGTTCTGCCGTTGCTGCAACAGCTTTTGGAGCAACATTAGTTGGCGGCATAGCTGCAACTGCATTAACAACGATTGGAACAAATATGTTAATTAACGAAGCAACGCAACTTTTAATGCCACAACCTGACATTCCAACTGGTGTTATGGCTGATAGCTTTTCACAGAATGATCCTACTTTTCAATCTTTTGGTTTTGGGTCGATTCAAAACGTATCTAGGGCTGGTGTCCCAATTCCAATAATATATGGAGAAGTTTTTACAGGATCAGTTGTAATTAGTTCTGGTGTTGATACTGTACAAGCGGAGGGAACAACATAATGGCTACAGCATCTGGAAGTTTTGGTGCAATTACTGACTTGCTTGGAATTAAAAATCCAGATTTGCCCAAAGATGCACTTCAATCAAAACAATTTCAAACGCTGATTGAATTACTAGGTTCAGGAGAGATAGAGGGGTTTCCAAGTGCTACAGGTAGTAAAGGTTCGACTGAATATAATATTTCAGCATTAAAAGATGTATTCCTTAACGGAACTCAGGTTTTACAACAAGCGGCTGGCACAAGTCCAAATGATGAGGATTTTAACTTTCAAAATATTACTTTTGAACCTAGATTTGGAACTTCAGACCAAACAGCAATATCTGGTATATCAGAGACAGAATCAGAAACAAGTGTAGGTGTAACAGTAACACAATCAACACCAGTTTCTAGGCAGATAACAAATACGAATATTGATGCGGTAAGAGTTACTCTTGGTTTTCCTACATTGCAAAAGTTTGAAGATAATGGCGATATAAATGGTGCTGAAGTTGCTCTTACAATTCAAACAATAGAAAATGATGGCACAACAACAACTGTTATAACCGACACTGTAAAAGGAAGAACTGCAAGTACATATTTCAGAGATTATAAAATCAATCTTCCATCTGGCACTAGTTTTCCTGTCACTATCAGAGTAAATAGAACCACAGCAGACAGTACAGAAGCTACGCTTCAAAATAGTTTTCAATGGTCATCTTTTACAGAAATAATTAACGAATCAAGAGCCTATGCAAATTTTGCTCATGTAGCTTTACGTTTTGATGCTGAAACCTTTCCAAATCAGCCCAGACGTATGTATAGAATTAGAGGAACAAAAATAAAAATACCGCATAATGGGGTTGTAAGGGCTGATGGTTCTATAAGCTATAGCGGTACATTTAACGGAACTTTTAAAACAGATAAAGAATATTCAAATGATCCAGCATGGATTTTATATGACTTGCTTACAACGTCAAAAGGTTTTGGAGATCATATTGCAGAATCATCACTAGATGTTTTTAGCTTTTTCTCTGCCAGTCAATATGCAAGTGAGCAAGTAGATGATGGGGCTGGTGGTACTGAAGCCAGATTTTCTTGTAATGTTGTTTTAAATTCTCAAAGGGCTGCATACGATACCATAAATAATCTTGCTGCTGTAATGAGGGCAATGCCTTTTTATTCAGCAGGGGCAGTAAACATAAGCTGCGATAAACCAACAGATGCAAGCTATATCTACAATTTAAGCAATGTTTCTGAAGCTGGTTTTTCTTATTCAAGTGCTAGTAAAGACACAAAATTCACTGTTGTTAATGTCTCCTACTTTGATAATGAGACTCAAGAGGTAGATTATGAGACTATAGAAGATACAGCTTTACAGGCAAAATATGGCATAGTAACTAAAAATTTAAATGGCTTTGCTTGTACATCAAGAGGCCAAGCTGCAAGACTTGGACGCTGGTTTTTATATACACAAAACAACGAAGCTGAGACAGTTACATTTACAGCATCATTAGAAAGCGGAACGATAGTCAGAGTTGGAACTGTGATTAATATTGCAGATCCTATGAGGGCAGGGGTAAGAAGGGGAGGACGTATAAAAACAGGAGTATCTACAACACAGATTATTGTTGACGATCAAAATAATACAGATCTGGCAACAACAGGTTCAGCAACTTTATCTGTAATATTATCTGACGGCACATTAGAAACTAAAACAATAAGTGATATTACAGGTGCAACTATTACTGTAGATTCTGCATTTAGTTCAGTGCCACAAACAAACAGCGTTTGGGTGATAGAAAATACATCTGTTGAACTTCAGACTTTTAGAGTTGTATCTGTAACAGAGCAAGAATTATTAAATTATCAAATTGTCGCTGTCGTACATGATCCAAACAAATATGCTTTTGTAGAAGATGGTACAGCATTGCCAGCAAGAACAATAACAACACTTACTGCACTAAAAGATGCACCAAGCAGTTTGCAGGGAACAGAACAGATAGTGGTATTAAATAACAGGGCTGTGAGTAAATTATTTATCCAATGGCAACCTGTTAACGGTGTAACTGAATATATGGTTCAATATAGATTTCAAAATGAAAACTTTATATCAGAACGTATTACAAGATCAGATTTTACAATCTTTGAAACTTTAAATGGAACTTATGAAGTAAGAGTCTTTAGTTATAACGCTTTAGGTAAGCCAAGTACAAATCCAGCAACAACAACATTTACCACTGTTGGTAAAACGGCTTTGCCAGCAGATGTACAGAATGTACAAATAGAACCTTTGTCAGATCAATTTGTACGATTACGTTTTGATAAATCAACAGATGTTGACGTTATTCATGGTGGAAATGTAGTTATAAGAAGTTCGAACCTAACAACAGGCGCAACTTTTACAAATGCAGTTGATGTAATCCCAGAACTCTCTGGAAATATCAGCGAGTCAATTGTGCCTAATATTGTAAATGGAACTTATCTTCTTGCCTTTAGGGATGACGGAGGGCGACTTAGTGCAAATGCCGCATCAATTAAAAATATAAATACTAAACCTGATGTTTTTCCAAAACTTACAATTTTAGAAGATAGGGAAGATTTAGACAGCCCGCCTTTTCAAGGAACAAAAGTAGATTGTTTTTTCTCTGATGAAGTTAATGGTCTTGTACTTGGATCTCTTGATTTATTAGATGGGGTTACAGATTTTGATGCAATAGCAGATTTTGATTTTCTTGGTGCGGTAGATATTACAGGTGGTTCATATAGTTTTGCTAATACATTAGATTTAGGAGGAAAGCAACCATTAAGGCTTAGAAGACATTTTGTTACACAGGGTTTTTTACCTAATGATTTAATAGACAAAAGAACAGCAAATATTGATACTTGGACTGATTTCGACGGAACTACAGCGGTAGATGTGAATGCTAAATTATTAGTTGCAACAACTGACTCTGATCCTGATTTGTCAGTATCAGCCACTTATGCAATATCAGGAACAACCATTACAATCACAAAATCCTCACATGGATATTCTGCTGGTAGTTTTGTAACTGTTGACTTTACTTCTGGAACAGGTGTTGATGGCGATTATGAAATACAAACTGTGCCTGACGCAAACACATTTACACTTACTTCTGCAACGTCTTTAACAACAAGTGGAAACTGTACATATTCAGCAGAGTTTTCACAATTTAATCCATTTGTAAATGGAACGTATATTGCAAGAGGTTTTAAATTTAGATGCGATATGGATTCTGACGACCCAGCACAAAGTATTGAGATTGACCAGCTAGGTTATACAGCCGAACTGGAAAGCAGAACAGAAACAAGTCTTGGTAATGCAGCAGCATCAAGTGGTGGATTTATTGCAAGCGGTACTTCTACAAAATCTATTACTTTTACAAATAGCTTTTTCACAGGTCAATCAGGAACAAGTGTCGCTGCTAACTCTGTTTTGCCATCAATAGGAATAACAATAGAAAATCAATCATCAGGAGATTTCTTTGTTTTATCGAATATTTCTGCAACAGGTTTTGATATAGACATAAAGAATGGATCTAGTAATGTAAACAGAAACTTTAAATATGCTGCTACAGGCTTTGGACGTGGTAGTTAGTGTTGCTTTAGGATATACTTAGAGAAAATTTTGGATTAGGAAATGGCACAACACGATTATGTTATAGATAACTCCACTGGAGCAAACGTCAGGGCTGATATAAATAATGCTTTATTAGCGATTTCAAGTAATAATTCTGGATCATCCGCACCAAGTACAAACTACGCAAGCCAATTCTTTGCTAATACAACATCAAGTATTATGCAGCTAAGAAATACTGCTAATAATGCTCATATAAATTTATTTACGTTAGCTGGTGGTCCAGCTTTTGCTGTTGATGGAACAATAAACTCAGTAAACATTGGTAAAGGAGCAAACTCTGTTGCGGGTAACACTGTTCTTGGAGAAAATGCTTTAGATGCTTCTGTATCTGGTGAAAATAATACTGCGATAGGTAAAAGTTCTCTTACAGCATTAACTTCTGGAGCTAATAACACTGCTGTTGGTACATTCACAATGGATGCTAATACCACTGGTCAGTTTAATACAGGTATAGGTAGAGGTGCTTTAGGAGCAAATACAAGCGGTCATGAGAACACTGCATTAGGTGGTAGTGCTTTAGATGCCAATACAACTGGATCTAACAACACAGCAGTTGGAGTAGATGCTTTAGGTGCAAATACTACAGCCTCAAATAATGTTGCAATGGGTAGGAGTGCTTTAAGTGCAAACACAACTGGGTCGCAGAACACAGCACTTGGAAGGCTTACTCTAACTCAATCTACAACTGTATCTAACAACACTGCTGTAGGTTATGCAGCTTTAAGGTTCAACACGTCTGGATCTAGTTGTACTGCCGTAGGTGCTAATGCTTTAGATGCCAATACAACGGGAGCTATAAATGATGCCTTTGGTGTAAGTGCATTAGGTAAAAATACAACTGGCGAAAATAATTGTGCTTTTGGAAGATTTGCTTCGGCAAATAACGTTACAGGAAATAGTAACACTGCTATGGGTAGTTCAGCTTTAAGAGATAATACAGCAAATTCAAATACTGCTTTTGGTACTAATGCATTACTAGTAAATACAAGTGGATCTGGGAACGTAGCAGTTGGTAATAATGCTTTAGACGCAAACACTACAGGTGTCAATCTTGTTGGTATTGGCTTTGCATCATTGTCTTCAAGTACTACAGCAAATAGTAACACTGGAGTTGGTAAAAGCAGTCTTGAATCAACTACAACAGGAGGAAATAATTGTGCTTTTGGTCACAATGCTCTTGTCTTCAATACTACTGGTGCAAATAATTGTGCTTATGGCTTTTCTTCTTTATTTAATGTAACAACTGGATCAGGAAACACTGCCATAGGTGAACAAACAGGTAATGCAATCACAACTGGTGGAAATAACACCATGCTAGGAAAAGATGCTGGTAGGGGTACTTCACCATCAGGAGAAGTAAGTACTGCAAGTAATCAAGTTTGCATAGGAGATAACAGTGTGACTAATGCTTTTATTAAAGTAGCTTTTACAGTTACTTCAGATCAGAGAGATAAAATTGAAGATGGTGCTGTTTCTCATGGTTTAGACTTTGTAAATCAATTAAAGCCTAAGTCATTCTGGTTTAGAAAGAATCGTGAATCTGAAGAAAAGCATGGTGACAAAAGATATGGATTCTATGCTCAGGATATTCTTGCATTAGAGGGTTCTGACAGTGTAATTATTGACAGTAAAGATTCAAATAATCTTAAATTTAGAGGTGATCAATTAATTCCTGTATTAGTAAATGCAATAAAAGAATTATCAGCAAAAGTCACAGCCCTCGAAGCAGGGTAAACTGCAAACAAATCTATTTCTAATAAAATGGCTGAAAGAACTACTGAAGAAGTCGCACAAATCTTTTCTGCTGCTGGTGATAGCGTAACTGTTATCAATGCAGATGCAAGCTATTCAGCTTATACAACAAGGACAGGATCTACCGATACTGAAGCTGAATGGAAAGCATATATCAAAAGAAATACAGATCATCTTGAGATTATTAAGGCTTACACACAAACTGATGGTACAACATCTATCTGGACAACTGAAAGTTTTACAGACATAGATGCTGCCATAACTACAGGTAAAGCTCTTTACGCTTAAATTATGAATTTACAGGAAAGATTGCAGCAATTAGCTGTTGAGAGAGAACACTTAGTTGTTGCCTTGCATGAGACAACAGGTGCAATGAAGATACTACAACAGCAGATAGATGAGCAAAATAAAGAGGACGAACCAGAAACAGAAACACTCGAAAGTTGAATTTAATCTAAAAACGATTATTATTGAGCTTTATTCTTTTTAATAATGCTTAAAAAAGTACTAACAATAGCTGCTGCTTCAGCACTATCAACACCCGCTTTTGCTGGTTTCTATGTCAACGTAGAAAACAATGGTTCTTACACAGGCAAAGACTACACTGGTTCTGGTACTGACTTACACCTTGGTTATGAGAATGGTAATGCCTTTGGTAGTTACTACATTCAAGGTGGTGCGTATCTTAATAACCCAGATGGTGCAGATTCAGAAACAAACTTTTCTGGTAAAGTTGGTGGTTCTGTAATTGCATCAAAAAATATTGATGTATATGGAGAGTTTTCTATCGTTACAGATGATGTTAATTCTTATGGAACGAAGCTTGGTTTGAAGTATAAGTTTTAGTCATCATAGATAAAACCAAGTAACAGGGTATGACAGTTGGCAGTATTAGGAGCATAGATATAATACTTACATGACCTATAGCTTTTAGTATTGCCTGTTTTACCATGACTTTTTCTAAGATCGCCAATATTTTGTCAATTATCTCATTTTTGATGGTTTCGTCAATGAGTATTTTTGCATTTATGGCGGTGAAATATATGCAGAGTCCAGAATTTGAAAGAACATTAAAAAACAAAATTATGGGAAGCTTAGAGGATAAATTACCAGATGTAATAGAAGAAAAGATCCCAGATTTTACAGGCCCATCTGTACAACTACCAGAACCAAGCAAGGTGAACAGACTTGGAAATACCAAGAATTGAAATTCCACAGATACAGATAAAAGAAATATTTATTCCCAAGATAAGAACATGGGAACAATATCCAACAACTTTAGATATTATTGATAAACCCAAACTTGATTATCCTGTCGTAAGCTATCCAACATTTAAGCTTTTAGAATATAACCCAAATAAATTTATTCCAACAGATCCAGTAAAACAACCAGAACAAAAGCAGCCAGATATACCACAGCCGCCAAAATATGAACCTAAAATCAAAAAAGATAAAGAGTTTTTTATAAAGTGTCCTAATGAAACAAATCTTAGGATTGGAAATTACGCTAATGAATTAAAATTAGAAAAAGTGGTCGGTCATAAACTTTCAGAGGATGGCCGTATATGCTATGAAATCTTCACAGAAAGTACAT